AGGGTGATTACAGTGTTCAGCCAAGGCACAGCCAGACACTACATCCAAAGGGTAGCAAAGGGGATGCATCTTATAATACCGGAGACCATAGTGGGGAGTGAAGCGTATGACACCAATGGATGAGGCTTGGAGGATTCTGAAACAGTCTCAGTCGCACGATTTTGATTTCTTAGGTTACAGTCTCAGCCAAGAGCCTTTCGGTATAGTTACGATAAAGTCTTCAAAAGGAGAAAGAAAAATACCGTTTTATCAACGAAGTGGCGGAGGCTCGGCATACAATTTTGAAACGGGACAGACTGAATATCAAGAAGGTGAGCCACGAGCAGGTCAATGGGTTCCTTTTCTTGGCTACGATACTGACATGCATTATGGCGATTCAGCACAGCCTTATTTGATTAAACCATATCATGTTTTCAGAAGAGATGAAGATGTACACAAAAGATATGCTGTTCCTCAACTCAAAGAGGCGGGAGAATGGTTAGACAGTAATCACAATGTAAGCCCTTATGACCCTGAAATACATGACGAGATTGATTGGAAAGACGCTAATCAAATGATGTTAGAACAAGGGGCATATTTAGCAGAGCAGTACAGACCGGAGACCATAGCGGGGAGTGAGTGAGTATGGCGCTAGGTAAGAATCTCGCAACAGGTCGCTCTGACGCTGCTCAGAACACTGTGATGAAGAAGATTCGTAAGCCACGCTTTGTTGACAATGCTGTTCGTCATGCTCAATACACCAAAGTCAAGGCTGGCTTTGCTGCTAACAAGCCTACCAAAACTGACTTTATACCTACACCTGAGCGTAAATACAAACTCATCGAGGAAGAAGATACCATCCGTTTGCTTCACAATCCAACAGACAGTATGACTTACGAAGGTGCTTTGTTCTTCGATACTGATAAGGCTAGGGCTAAGTTTACTAGTGCTGTTGCTGGTTTTGGAGGAAGTTTGTTCAACTACCCAGCGACTGTTTTACCACCTTTAGTAGTCGGTAGTGAACATAATAACCAAGCCTTGGTATTATCAGAGGTTCAGAACGCTACGAAGGGTAACAGATACCTACTAGAGAACCTAAAAGGTAGCAAACTGAGTGGCATCGGCTTCACCGATAAAACCATCCGTTTTGTTCAGAAAGTGGGAGTAGGGCTGAGGACTTCTGACCTCGCAATTAAGTTAGGCAACTCGTCTAAGAGTTCACTCAGTGGAATTAAAGTAAAGAGGCACAGTGGTACTTTCGTAGCAAGAGATTTCTATGGTATTGATTCTATAACAGCACTGAGATACTTGGCCAAACACGACTTTTATTCTCCAAGGAGTGACAGGTTTGGTAATCTCATCTATTCACCTCAAACTCAGATAGAAAGAGAGCATCTTTTGACAGAAAACAGGGTATCTGGCGGTACATCCGAGAACAACAACAGTGCTTTACCTAATAGAGTAGTAGTAAGGGGTAAATCTAGGGCTAATAACGACAAAAATGTAGTACAGATAGACGATTTTGGCCCTCAAGAGGCCTCTGTTAACGAACTACCCGGTGGTATTACTGCTCCTACTGCTCTAACCAAGGCTAGTGCCAGAAGAATAGGGCAAAACATGCTGAGAATGGCGAAAAAAGCAACAGATTCTAAGACTTTGAAAGATGTGTTAGAAGGTACACATATACAACCGGGTGATTTAGTTAGTTATCAGTCAAGAACAAGTAATGATAAGAAAATAGTACTAAGTGGTAATTATGATTTAATAAATCGTAAATCTGACTTACATATCAACTCAGTAGACGGTACTTTAGAAGATGTGTTGCAGAAATTCCAAGAGGTTGACATTAGTAATACTGCTGATGATGATTTTGACCGAAATAGGCAATTTAGTGTAGAAGAATTCAGCACATCCTTTGGATTTAAAGTAAAGGTTAGTTGGGAAATAGCAGAAAGAGTTGATAATAACAGAGGCGTAGGTTTCAATCTAGGTCAGCCTAATAGAGACATTATACACGGTACTCTTAAACTACAAAGCACTGGTGTTTTCATAAATAACGGTGCAGGTCACGCAGTAGGCACTTATTTGTTCACCGTTGACGGTAATAGTGCTACTTCTACTTTTAGCAATAACCAGCCAATATATACAGGGTCTGGTAACAAACTAGGACATGTTATGGAAATAGCGTCATTTACAGTAGGTAGCGGTGCTTACAACAATGACCCTACGATAACACATGCCAGTTCTACTAGTATCAAACTGGGAATGCTTGTAGCGGGTACTGGTATACCTGCTGGTGCTTTTGTATCGTCAATTACAAGCAACACTGAATTTGAATTATCAGTATCTACTACTGGAGGTTCTTTGTCAGGTCAGACTTTGACATTCTCCACTACGACTGCTACGACTTTAGCAATAAGTTCCAGAAGTGTACACCCAGTGGTTGACAACGAAGAGATACTAATACTGTCTGACACTTTACCAGAATCAAAGAACGCACATCATAAACTAGGTGCAGTACAAAGTAGATATCTTAAGAACAGGAGAGGTTGATATGCCATTATTAGACGAAGGAACAAGATTTTTGATAGACACGCTAAGAGCGAGAATAAACGAAGTAGTATTCGGCTTCGATGGAACAGTGGCCACTCAACAAGATGGTGGTATAGGTAGGCCAGCCGTAGTTGTCAAGCCGGATGTTAAGATTATAGATGACAATACCCTATCTGTAGAAGCAAAACTGTCATTAGATGTGAGTTTCACGCTACCTTTGAGGGAAGTAGTAATCAGATACAAGAACCCTAGCGATTCTACTGATACTACTGACTTTTGTAGATACACTTACAACTCAGTTGAAAAGACTAGCAATAACGAAATCAAATTTACAGCAATTATAGAGGTGGGACAATGACTAATCCAAAAGCAGGACATACGAGCGCAACCGGTTACGGTGCAAATTCACAAGGACTTAGAGATGGCGATGGACTTACTAGTCCTAGCCTTACTAATCTGTACGAAGGGTTACACGGTAACGGTATCTTGAGATTAAGCGACGGTGCCAAGGGTCATTCGCTTAGAAACAGCGTAGTTTCCGGTACTCCCGGTTACATTACAGCAGGTAATGCTGGACTAATTACAGTCAACGGGGGTTACTGCAAAATAGATGGCATTCTGTACAAGTTTGCAGGCGGTCCGGGCAGCACTGTTGCTTTTACCGTTAAGTCTGATTCTAACTTTTCTGGCGATTTACCTAGCAATCCTTCTTCTAACTCAGAAGTATTTGTAGTAATATACCTAGTCGGTAACAACTCACCAAAAGACAATGTGATGTACGAAATAGGTACACCTGTTGTAGCATCAGCGGGTACGCCGCTAATACCGAATAGATTCCTTTCTGACCCAAGTATCACTGCTAATACTGACTCTAATCACCACAGTAGCGTACTCGCAGTGCTCAGATACACTATCAATACTAGTGGTGTATTAGGTAATGACCCGATAATCTTTGACCGAAGGACATTCTTAGACAGCGCTGTTAATTTCTTGACTCCTATGACCAAGGCTGAAAATGGCAACACTGTTTATCCCGGTAATTCTATCAATTCTGCTGCTGACTTAGATAGTTTCTTTGCAGGCAACGAAGGTGGTAACTTCGCTGGTAGTCCTTTCGGTGCTATATGGCAAAGTCACGCTGCTGATGTAGCAGGTAGTCGACATGGTATGGTATATGCAGCATCACCTAGAGATGTTCACGCTACTCCTTCAACTGATACGCATGTGTTAGGTCCAAATAGAGTAGAAGTGATAACCACTAGTGGTAATGTTACATTTAACTTTGACCAAGGTAACATATGGATAATCACTACTGACACTAATAGAACTATCAATCCAACTAACGACTTCCCTAGAGGGCATGTTATAGAAATATACCATAAGGCTGGAAGTCACACTCTTCACTTTGATTCTACCAGCGGTGGGCATAGTACCAGCACTAAGATAAATGTAGATGTAGGTATAAACAAATACGGTAAGTTTGTCTACGATGGTGCAAACTGGCATAAATTAGACTTGCACACGGTGAGTTGATGGGTAGATTAATCGACATGCTCAAGCAAAGGTGCGAGAACTGCAATCGTATTTCTCTACCGTTGTCGATATCAGGCTGTTATGTATCAGGTGAGCCTGTAGTTCTACACCAGTGCTCTTTCTGCGACTACATACGCTTTCACGGACAACTTGGATTCAAGGGTGTTCGTAAGCGCAAGGCAGAGCCTATATCAAGAAAGGCTGGCGGCAGATTCTCCCGCTATCTCAGCAAAATGGCTGAGAAGTTAGGAAGGTAGTTACTCTTCCTCACTCTTTCCAAGTAGGCAAGACAAGCAGAATCTAAACCCTTTATGGGCTAGATTAAAACAGCCTCTTTTTGAGCAAAGTCTCATATTTATTCCTCTTCTATTTCTATAAGTTCAACGCCCAGCCACTCACCTATAGTTCGCTGTTCGTTATTTTTTATTGAAGCAGTGTGTCCTAAACTACCCGGTAGAAAGGTCAAAAGATTTCCCAGTTCAAAAAAACAACCTTTGGCGTAGTCTAAACTTTCACCAAACCACTTACCACTATCTATTTCATCATGTATTTTTTCCATTCTCCATTCTAAAATTGCCACTAAAGACTTTGGACAGTTTTTTATTTCTGCGGCACTAAAAAACGCATTGTGGGCTAATGCTTCTTTGTTCTTTTCATAGAATTTTTTTGATTTCTCAGCGACTAACTGTTGCTTTAGTCTGTAATCCTTCCTTTCTTTCATTTCTTTTACTGCATTTTGAACATGCTCTTTAGAAATCAATGATTTCAGACTTTTGTTAAAAAATAAAAAGTCTTCTATTTCCTCCTTAGTCGCTGGAGGTATTTCGTGCTCGTCACTCAAGTCACTCACCACGCTTGCCGATGATATCATCTATGCGTAGTATACTGATTGTAACTTCACTAGCAGATTGGATAGCCTGCTTGACTAAATCAAGTGGTTCAAAGACTTCTTGCTCTTTCATCGAACAAGCACCGCCATTTTCTATATCTGGACCGCTATCAGTGTTACCCGCCTTGTGTTCATTTCTTAGTGTCAAGATAGTGTCAAGTGGGTCATGACCTGCATTTTCAGCAATGGTAGCCGGTATAGACTCTAATGCGTCAGCAAATGCGTCGATAGCCATCTGCTCTCTACCACCTGCTTCCGCAGCCCTTGAGCGTAAGTGCAATGCTGCATTCAGATAAGCAGAGCCGCCGCCGTAGACGACTGCGTTACTGTTGAAAGCCAGACAGACTACTCCAAGCGCATCTTCAAATCCACGCTCAGTCTCGTCAAGAGTTTGCTTAGTAGCACCTCTTAGAATAAGAGTAGTAACTTCACCTTTACCTTTGACTACGACATATTTCATGTCACCGATTGTCTTGCATTCAGCATCACAGTCAACTGCTTCAAGTAAATCATCAGTGCTATGGGCAATAGTGGTGTTAAGTAATTTAGCCAGTGCTGTCATGTCACTTTCAGGTATTCTATGTACCATGGATATGTTATGCTTGGCCAGTGTAGCCGCTACAACTTCATGGACTGTATCTCTAACGAATACTACTCCACCTTCCGGTAGAAGATTAGTAATAGTATTAGCCTTCTCAACCCATTGCTCTCTACCGGACTGACGCTTGTACTGTTGATATTCAGCAGCAGAGCCAAGATTCAACTGGACATTATCGTCGCTTTTGATATCGCTCAAACCAGTGTTGATTAGTAAAGCCTTACCGTTTGGTAGAGTAGGCATGGCAGGAAGAATGAATTCCTTGTGCAATACCACTCCGCTAAAGCAAGATGAATCATCTAGGCTACCACCCGGTTGACATAGAACACGAATGCGTTCAAACTCTCCACCGGCTTTCTTAACCGCTTCGACACAAAGACCACTAACATGCTCTACACTTGATTCAAGCGCTTTACCTGTAATCGAAGTTTTGGCTACATTGGATAAGTGCATGTCACCTTTGAATGATAAAGATACTATGTGGTCAGTTGCCCACTTGGAGGCTTTTCTGTAACCACGGCATATGATGTTAGCGTGTAGACCCTTGTTGAACAAGAGTTCACTGTTACCTAGTAGTTCACCTGCTAATACAACTGTACTAGTTGTACCGTCATAGCATATGTTCTCTTGTGTGTTGGCCGCTTCGACTACCATTTTAGCCGCTGGGTGACTGATGTCTAGTTCTTGTAGAATAGTAGCACCGTCGTTAGTAACTATTACATTACCACCGGCATCTACCATCATCTTGTCCATACCCATCGGACCAAGGGTTGTCTTAACCGTCATTACGGCTCTTTTCGCTGCTCTTATATTATGCACTACTGCACTTGTGTTTGTTTCGTTTTCGTTCATTATTTTCCCTCTCAAAATGTTTTTCCAATATGGAATCTATACAGGAATTGCATACTCTGTGCTTAGCACATCGTATTCCTTCCCAATTATCTCTGTTACATACTTCGCAGACTATTATAACCATTACCAGTCCACCTCGTATTCTTTGACATCTCCTGTTTTGCGGCACCTTGCTTTGATAATTCCTTCTTCCATTCCGTGTTTCCAAAGTTCATATACAAGTTCAGCATCTTTTAGGCAATATTCAGCAACTTTACTGTAATTACCTTTGCGCCACTCCACTGGGGCATCGTGACTGTTCATAAGTTTACCCTTGTTCAAAGTGTGATAGCAAGCATCTGACAAAGGTACAGCGTGACCCACTATACCTTTCAATAGAGCAGAGGTATCGAAAACTTGCTCATCAGACTTTTTCATAATTTCACCTGCGGCGTAGCAGTCTAGCGCATCCCTTATTATGGGTAAATCAAAACTTTTCAAATTATGACCTAGCACTAAACCACCCTTGTTAATATGTTCTGATAAGTCGTTACCTATTATCTCAGGGTGCATCTTTTTTACCACAGTGCCCTCTGGCAAATACTTAGAAACAGACTCGTTAGAATAAACTACTCCTTGATTACCATCCCAAGTAGCGACTACTGTAGGTTCAAACAAATGTGTTTGACCAAAGCCACCTATATCGTGACTAAAGTTAGCAGTCTCTATGTCGAGGGCTAGCATGTTCACTGTGCTTCACCACTCATACAACTTAAGCACCAATCACAAACAGCGATGCGTCGACTACCCTTATGACCCATGAAATACCCTCCGATATTATCACCTAATACACTTTCGCAGCATATACATTGTATATCCCAGAAGTTCATTGTTTAACCTCCTTACTACCCTTATACTCTTCTTTGAGTTTTATGTATATCTTAGACCCTTCACGAGTATCTTTGAACATTTCACTTGCATAAAGTTTGAATTTGTCATTGACGGAAGCGTGACTACTGTAGTTGGCAATCTTACCGAAATTGTCCATGACTTGCTTCTTTCTAGCCCAACCTTCACCTCTTGTATCTTCGAAGTCGTATACTTCCGATTTACGATAAGCAGATGCCCAATAACCTTGCATTTTCTTCTTTTCACTAGCACCTGCTCCGATGTTTATTTCGGACTCAAGCCATTGAATTAGATTACCATAGAGGTCCAAGAGTATTTCTTTGGCCATATCTATGTGGTCTCCTCTAACAACCCATGTACCTTCTATCATAGCCATATGGTGAGCCAGTACATTTGTGTAATTTTGTAGACCCATGATGAATGAAGAACAAATACCTTGTTTATCAGGACTCATAGATTCCACTATGTCGTAATAATCATCAATGGCCGACATAAGAGCCGGTACATACGCTTCATCAGGCTCGAACAAGGCGTGTTTTATTGAACCCACTAAGATGTCTTGGTCATCTTCTGACATAGCATCCCACTCTAAAGGTGCAGTATCTGTCAATTCCAATACTCTTCTTTTTAATTTACGACCAGCCTCAACAAAGAATTCGACTACATCTTCAAAGGCCATTTCATACTTCGGTTTATTGTATACTGACTCTGCCAACGAATGATTAATTTCTTTTTTCATTTCCAATGTCCAGTGTCTCCAGTAAGTTAGTACTCGTTGAAAGATACCCTTGTCAAGCACATGCTCTTTGATACCTTTTGGTGGATATGTAGTAATCCACAAAGAAACTGTCGATTTGACACTAAAGGTACCTCTTGCCATGTGCTTTGTTAGAATGTTACGACCAGTCCCTGCCGAGTTAAGAGCAGACTGTAAGAAAAGAGTAGTACTTTCATTATGTTGACCTGTTTTGAGTATGACGCTACCTTCGTCAAAGTTCAACCCCTTTCTACCTGCTAGTATACCTGCCCTTTCTACAAGCGGAGCATCCCTCATCGGGCCATCGAAATCAGGGTCTGGTATGAGCGTACCTACAAGAGCAGCATCGTTACCAGAGTTATAGTCTACCGACTCCATACCGGCTTCTATGAGAACTCTCTCTATTACTTGATAAGCAGCAGACTTACCAGTTCTAGTATCTTGAATCCAGAATATACTTACTCTAGGGTCAAGGTTACTACCTCCTACCGGTACCCTAACATAAGGGACAGCCGTTTGTCCTAAAATGAAAAAGAAAGATATCAATCCCGGTATTTCGTTATTCTTACTCACTTGGTTAAAGTGTTCAAGGTAACCCCTCAATATCGGGTATTGCTTTACACATTCGTACTTATCTGCTCGGTGTTCCATCATTTCATTTCCCTCTCCTGTTGTATGTTTTTTGAATCTTAATAGGCTCTTCTGATGTTAAGACATCTAGTAACCTTTGACGCAGAGTTGTACCCAAACCTCTCACTTGCTTAAGTGATTCGGGGAATAACATTTCTTCGATAGACCCGCACTTTTCAAGTAGTTTTTTAACTAAGTCATCTCCAAATCCGGGTATAGTCACTAGCATGTCAGCCCTGACATCATTAGTACTAACCCTAGTGATTGCTTTGGCCCCATGTTTACTAGCCGGTTTGTTCATTTTAGCGTGTAACTTGGCTATGAATATACCAGCCTCCGTGTAATCCTTTGCTCGGTAAATGTGACAGTCGAAGTCAGCAGTTAGTCT